GAGAGCCTCAAGCCCTTCTGGGGAGAGGTTGCCAGCATGATGCTGAAGGGTAAGATTGAGCGCCAGAAAGAAACTGAGAGCGAAGTAACCCCATCAGAGGAGCAGCAGGAGCACCACAGGCGCAAGGTGGAGGGCGAGAGCGCAGGTATAATCAAGCCCGGAGACAAGAACATTCTACTCAAACCCAAGATGAAGAAGGCGCTGGAGGTCCTCGAGAGGGCTCTCGACGTGCTCGAGAAGGAGCAGATGTTCAACACCACAGGAGCCAAGGGTCTGGGCATCGACTTGGGCGGAGGGACACAGAGCCCTAGGGGCCCAACGAGACTGACCTCGGAGATGTCTCTCCCCGACTGGGACATGAAGGCGAGACCGGAGGAGGACCCGGAAGAGGAGTATCCGAAGGCGAGAGAACTCAGGAGAAGGAAGAAAGGCTCTCAGTCAAGCGATTCTGAAGAGAAAACTAATCCAGAGCAGGAATAATGCATTGCCGCTTCATATATGTAGTATGACAAGACCAAGTGTGATATGTGTTGTCACAACCACTACGGGCAACAGGGGAGTCAAATCTCCGGTTGCTCAAGGGTGGTGACCTCGTCGTCGCTGGATATGCCAGCGTCGAAGTGGTAGACAAGCAAGGCGACAAAATAACCAAGCAAGCACTCAAAGACGCATTCAAAAAATACATGGAGGACCCGAAGTTCAGAAACGTGCAACTAGCGCATTCAAACATACAAGTCGGGGAAGTAATACCATCATACACTGATAACGAAGGGAGGTTCTGGAAAAGCGAGGTTGACGATGTCGGGATGTTCGTGGTAGTATCACTGCGAGACGACATCGAGAAAGCAAAGGAAGTCGCTGCGGAAATCAGGAAGGGAGCCCTTCGTGGATTCAGCATCGGTGGTCAGGCATTCAAAAGAGTGAGGAAGTCGGACCCCGAGCATGGAGACTACCAAGAAATCAGCAAGTTAGAACTACATGAGATTACAATCTGCGAGCGAGGCATCAACCCAGAAGCGACGTTCAAGATTCTTAAAGAAGATAAAAAACAAAACAAAAACAAGGTGAACAAAATGACAGAAGACAACGACGTAATGACGCAAATGACAGACGTACTTTCACGTCTAGAAGGTCGTCTAGATGCATTTGAGAAAGGCATGCCTGCTGGACTCAAAGAGCACATGGAAGACAAGAAAGACAAGAAAGATGAGAAGAAAGACGAAGAGAAGAAATCCGAGGACGTCGAAAAGTCCGAAGAGTACTCTGACGTCATCTCCTCAGACTACCTCGATTGGATGGAGAACACCCTGAAGTCCGCTGGTGTGGACGTAACAGGTGCTCGAACCCACTTCGACGATGTGGCAAAAGGCAACCTAGGCTCAGACCCCAAAGTTATCGGAGACGGTGGTTCCTACTTCGGTGGGCAAGCACCCGGTAGAGAAACTGAAGACGGCAAGCCTGAAGTCCCCAAGGCCAATTTCGGCGCTGGTGGCAAGGGCAAGAAGTCCAAGTTGAAGAAATCCGACTACCTGACCCCAGACGCTGTTTCCTCCGCTGACGTGGAAGCCGCATACGAGGTATACAAGGCCGCTATGCTCGAGGCAGAGTTGAAGAAATCCCTAGAAGGGGAGTTCTCATCCCGCTACGAGTCAGAGCGCAGCGCTGAAATCACCAAGGCTGCGGCCCTAGAGTTCGACGCACGCGGTCCACTTGACGAGATACAGAAGTCCATCGCCTCTCTAGCAGAGCGCGTCGAGGCTATCAGTGCTCCAGCAGAATCCGGTGAGACAATCACCAAGTCCGCTGCTGTACCTTCCGTAGAAATTCCCTCCACTGCTGACCTAGCGTCAATGTCGTGGGACGAGGTGCACAACCTCGCAACAAAGGCCTTCAGGGGGGCCTGAATAAGCAACAGAGGTGATTATGAATGGCACGAGATTACGTACGAACAATAACAGACATGGAGCGCTACTACTACGGCGCTGGAAACGCAATGGGATACTCCTACTCAGGCAGTGAACTATTGAAAGCGGATGCACCAATGCTGTCCACGACTGCTGGTACATACCAAGCAATCTACGGTCGCAAGGTCTGGTCGCAACTGAACCAAGAGTTCAACGCCTTCAGCATCCTGCCAAAGAGACCTTGGGACAGGTCGGGATGGAGAGTCATCACCGAGAAACCAAACAACAATGGTCAACTACACGGCGGCGTTGCAGAGAACGGCACTCTTCCTGACACAGTGAAGCCTATCTTCCAGCACGTTGCTGCAAAGCCCAAGACGATTGCACACACCTTCGACATGTCGGAGACCGCAATCTTCCTCGCTGACAAGGACGACGGCCTCGGAGACATCCGAGCAGTCATGAAGGAAGAGATGGGTAAGCACCACGCTGAGATGGTCAACAAGATGCTCCTCACGGACGTCACGACCGCTGCTGGAAACAACTTCGAGTCTCTCGACCGAGTCACGACTGGTAACACCAACATGGTATCGGGTACTCACTATGATGCTGGAGATGATGACATCTACTCCATCAACAGAACCGAAAACACGTGGTCCTACGCTGAGGACAACGCTGACTCAGGCAGCGCTAACAGAACACTCAGCCTCGACCATCTTGACACGCTCTTCCAGCAAATCTGGGAGCGCGGTGGAAACCCGAAAGTCATCCTGACCGGATATGACACTCTGATGAGACTACAGCAACTGCTACAGTCCCAGCAGAGGTTCATGGAGGAGAAGAGAGTGACCCCAACCTACAACGGCGTCAAGGGTGTTCCCGGTATGGAAGCCGGATTCATCGTCGCTACGTACAACGGTGTCCCAATCATCCCGACCAAGGACATGCAAAAGGACTCCATCAGCAGGATGTACTTCCTCGACACAGACTACCTATACTTCAGCACTGCAATACCAACGCAGTACTACGAGAGTGGAATTGAGACAGGCGACCCATTCGCCATCAACAGGCTCGGTCAGGAAGGACTGTACCGAACCATGGGTGAGATGTGGACGACTTTCTTCGGAGCACAGGGGAGTGTGAGAGACCTTCAGTGAGGTCTCGAACTAGGAGATAATAAAGAGGTGAAAAAATATGGTAGCAACAACAACCACAACTAAACACGGACTAAGCATAAAAGTAGCAGACAGCGACTTCACATTAGTGGATATACTGGCTGACATAGACATGAGGACTGGTACACCAGTAGACGAGACTGCATGGTTAGACGGCGGAGCAGCAGCGGATTCATATCCCGGCTCTCTCTCTGGTTTCAATGCAAAGAACAGCAACACGACCAATGCTGGCGGTAGTCTGCGAATGGTAACATTCACATGCAACGTCGTACAATCGGCAACAGTAGAGCCTCTACTGTTCTCTGCTGGAGCATCAAAGATTCTAGGAATCGTAGGATATGCCTCAGCAACCGCTGCTAAGGACATAACTGTAACAATGACTAACACTGGGCTTACGGGAGCAGACGCAACTGTAGCCCCACTAGCAACTGGTGGTGCTCTACCTTGTCTAATCATAGACTCTGAAAGCGCAAACCAAGTTGTACAGGTGACGGTGTTATTACTTAACTGAGGTGATTGAACTGCCTACAGTGCGTTACAACGGACCGTCTTTCTATAGACGGAGTCCTGATGCGTATACGTCTGATTTCACTAGGGGAGAGGTCAGGGATGTCTCACAGGAATGGGTCGACCAATGGCGCCGATTCCTTGTGACACCCTACTTCTCCCTAGAGGGAGATGAGGCACCGACAGCAGACGAAGGTGAAGACGGCATACCTGATGAGTCGTGGCGACGTGGGGACATCTCCGCGTGGCTCAACTCTCAGGGTGTCGAATTCGCCGTATCGTCATACAGGACGAAAACGAAACTGCTACAACTCGTCGACCAGCATCTGAACCCACCAGCCCCGGAACCGGAGCCAGTGGTGGAGGATGAGGTAGAGGCAGTCGTAGAACAGTTAGAGGCAGTTACAGAACAACAAAAACAGGAGTGATTAAAATATGGCAGCAGGAAATACAACAGACACAAGAACACACGTAATGGGCGATATGCTCATGGTTACTGGAACCTTCACTGACGGGGGGATTGATGTCTCCTACGACAGTTTGTTGGCTACAGTATTCGCAGCAGGTGGACACGTAACCAGCCTTTATGATACAGGCATTAAAATCAACGACGGAGACGATATGGCAGTTGGTGATACGGCAATGGTTGTCGACACCGTAGATGTCAGGCTTCATTTCAATGTTGGAGAGACAATTTACAACAGCGCAGGTGCAAGAGTGGGAGTTATCACGGCAATCGCAAGCGCAACTGCACTTACTATTGGTGCTGGTGTCCTAGTGGCTATCGCTAACAACGATAATCTATTCAAATTAGGACCAGACCAGAGCGCAGTGACATTGAACGATGGCTCACTAGCAGTCAGCATAGATGAGACCAACAAGAGAGTGGTCTTCGGCAACGGTAACCTCGGAGCAACAAGCACCGCTCATACCCAAGACGGACGCTGGTGGATTCTAGGTCGACGCTCTTGAGGCGGTGACCTAGATGGCACAGGCAGTAACGGTTCTCGGACCCTATCCACCTAAGCAGTTTGACAAGGCCGGCACGGCCTACGTCGGTGGAGCGGATAACTCGAGCGCGACTCTGAACGCGAGGATGACCGCTGATGTGGTTGCTCTTAGCGACACAGCAGCGAACATAATCTCAGTTGAACCAATCTCAGTCTTAGGCAACGTCTATCTCGTGGTTTATCAGAAGGCGTGATAACGCTTGTTGGGTAACATCTATCTTGTAGTCGGGTCCTTCTCGTGATGAGGGGAGACTATGGGGTTCGAGTTACGCACGCTTGACATCGACGACCTGTCAGTCGCTCAGAAGACCAATGTCCGATACGCAGCAAGCATCGGGGAGGGTAATGTTCTCTCAGAGGACAAGCCCCTCGCCGGTGTGACATCAGAGCAGCGCACACGTAACAAGAACGTAGGCGACGTGCTCAACATAGGCGCTGGCACGCGCTGCAAGCACTGTGGATTCCTGCACTTCATGTGGAGGGAGACATGCGGTGCATGCGAAAAGCCGATGGAGTACAACATGGCACACAGAGACGAGGAGGCGAGACTCTAGATGCCACAGGTGTTCAGCCCCGGTGAGCCTGAGACAAGGCCCCTCGACCCCGATGCCATTGTCTACACCACCCCGCAGAAGGTGGCCGACCTCCTCGAGATAGGACCACAGGACGCTGTGGCAGTGAGCGCAGATTCAGAGAGCACTGGGGTTTTCGTGTCTGGTGCCAATTATCGCAGCATCGGGTTCGCTGTGGGAGACACGCTACTCATCTACAGCGATGCAGACCCACTCGGCCTAGAGCGGACCATCACGGCCATCACATCGACAATCAACGGCGTGAAACTTGGCTTCTCATCATCCATAACAGCAGCGGACTTTCAGAGCGCTGACAACACCTTCGTCCAGAACACAGCGTCCTTCACCAACGGTAGGACGAGGGGCGTCACGCATGACAAGGTGAAGCAACTCATCCTTCGTTCGCAGGACAGGATAGACAACATGACTCACAACTCGTGGAGACCGAATCTGGTCGCTGCCGAGTACATCAACTTCGACACGTACAAGCCGTACAGGCGTCGATACTACACCGACTATGTCGGCACCACACCGCTCCTATTCCGCAACGTGCAGCAGATGCTTCGCATCGAGTTGTGGCAGGGCGACGACTACAGGGAGATTGGCGCCTCAGAGGCTCGACTCAAGATTCCAGACAGCGTACGTTCTCTCTCAGGCTCAATCGTTATGTCTCCCGGCAATGGGAGCGCCGCTACGCTCACGATAGGAACGTCAAACACACAATGGAGGGCTGACTTCGACAAGATAACCACTGCGCAGAACCTTGTTGACCTCATTAACAAGGAGGACAGGGTAAGCAAGGGAACTGTTGAGTTCTCACCCGCATTCACCCTTGAGGGTAGTACTTCCAACGTGGGAGTACATAACGAGTTCCTAGCAACGGCCAATGCGGACTATGGTAGCGGTCATGTCAAGATTTCCAGCATGAGGTCCACACAGGCCGGTGAGGTGTGCAGCATAGTCACTACCGACACCAACATAGAGATATCACAGACTCAGATAAACAAGGCCACCTTCAGCAGCCTCAACAGCACGACCATAACAGTGGACGATACAAATGGCTTCGCAGACGCTGGTGTCGTTGTTGACGCCAGTGGTGACGTCTTCAGTTACACCGGCAAGACAGCCACAACCTTCACTGGTTGTACAATCGTGGTTGGCTCTGCGCTCTCTGATATAGCAGGCGCACTCACTCAACACCTCATGCAGGTCGACCTACAGGGTGGTAGTTCCAGCGGTGATAGAGGTAGGCTCCGTGACTATTGGCTAGACCACGAGATGGGCATAGTCTACTTCAACAACTCATACCCGTTCTTCGAGTGGAATGCCGTCAAGGTCGCATACATCTACGGTGAGAGATACGTCGAGAAGGCCATCGAGGATATCTGCACCAAGATGGTGGCCATCGAGTTGCTGCTCAGCGACGACAGGAGCGTCCTCATACCAGAGGGCTCGCAGAACGTGGACCTCGCATCCAAGATTCAACTCTACCGTCAGGACATCGACAGGATGCTACCACGTTACATCGAGGTGATTGCCTTTGAGTAGGCCGTCGTTCGAGACGAAACTGCTGCTCAAGCAAGTTACTGACCACTTCAAGACCAACGACGAATTGCAGAAGCAACTACATGATGCCTTCTCACAAAGCCCTCAGCCTCAGAGGGAGAGGATAGAGCAGGAGGAGCGCTCGCTCTCCGATATACCGGATGGTGGAGAAGCAGATGAGGGTACTATCATGAGGATAGAATCCAGAATGGTCACCGAGAACTCCAGTTACAACAATTACAACCTAGACTTCAAGGGAGGGGCGATAGTGCCAGACACGCAGTCGTACCTCAGAAAGGTGGAGGACAACAGCGCCATACGCGCATTTGAGAGAAAGGTGGTGAGGAAGCGTGGTCGCAACATTCAGTGAGGGAATCAATCTCGTTATCGATACCCTCATCGATAACTGGAACAGGGGCAACACCGACGGCTTCAAGCCAGTCATCATCGACGTGGCCGATGTCAGCCCCGAGACCGGCAAGCGACTCGACATGCGAAACAGGGACTACGTCATCGTATTCGAGACGGCGCACAACGAGGAGACACCGGAACTCCTCTACGACTTCGTCACCACTAGGATAAACATCACACTCGATGCGAGGACCATGAGGAGCCGTCGACATCAGCAGTTGATGGAGAACGAGATTCGTAGAATCATCCACACCAAGAGGAAGGGAGATGGTACCAACATGGACAGGCTTGTGTACAAAACTCGCACCGATTTGTCCGACAGGACCAAAATACTCTTCAGAACCACGTTCCAAGTAGAAGTTGTTATCTTCTCCGAACTCATCCCATAGGTGTAGACATGCCATCGACAGTGTACAAGGGAGATTTGACCGAAGTCACATTCGGTCACGAGACGGGTGTGGTTCTCCCACATGGGTACGCAGGCTCATTCAAGTTCATCGCCAAGGCAGCGAGCCGCGACCTCGTGAAGGATACCAGCATCATCACCTTCAGCGGTGGTGCTGCGTCCACCCCTGTTGTAGTCGCTCATGCTGGAAGTGACGGTCATTCGGTGCTCCAGTTCCCAGTCGGTATGCTCGTAGGTTCAAAGGTCGTCTTCAGCATCAACAATGGTAGTCCTGATTTTGACACTCAAGATGACTTCTCCGTCTCTGGTCGTTCCTACACCATCATCAAGCACGCCGTCGTCCAAGGTGGTGACAGTAAGTACAGAACCGAACTGACCATCACACCCGCTCTGCGAACCGACCACAGCAGCGCAAAGGACTCAAAGGCGGATGACGTCATGGAGATTCTACCCTTCACGACACCATCGATGGACGTATCAATGACCTACAACGCGACCGCCTCCAGCAGCGCAGAGCGAGTCTTGACTGACCAGTTCGTAGGACTCGTCAACACGATATCACTACCGGAGACTAAGGTCGACCTCAAGAGATACCACGTCGTCGGTCTAGGTCGTGACGTAGCCGTTCAGGTTCCGGGCAGGTTCCTCAACACGGGTGGTAGTTTCGAGTCCAACATGCATAACGCCAGATGGATGTATTACTGTCTCGGACACGAGGCTACCTCGTTCAGTGGTGGTCAGACTGGTGGTGCGACATTCAGAACGAACGGTGTGATATCACAAGGAGACTCCTCATTCGAGTATGATGGTGGTTCATCCGCCCCAACGATAAGCGGTGCAAGCATAGAACCAGTCGGTGCTGGTGATTACGTCATCATCATAGACGACGACACCACCGACATCAAGACCTACAGGGAGACCGCGAGTGATGGCACATGGCCCACCAATGGAGCCAACTCGATACTGAGCAAGGCCAAGAAGCAGGAGATAAGGAGAATAGTCGCAATATCGGACTCCTCTGGGACAGGTAGGATATGGGTCGATGACCCATTCAACTTCGCCCACTCAACTGATAAGACGGTGAAGTTCCTGAAGTACGAGGCTGACAGCACGAGGGGCAGCCCCCACATGACCACCACGAACACCAACTACGGGCTGATAACGAACCCAGTCGAGCGCATACTATTCTCACGCA